AAATGAGACAGCACAAGTACAGAGCCTATAACAAGAAGCTGAAGTCGATGGCGCAAGTTCTCTCTCTTGAGCTTGACTCCGAGTTTGGCGGTGTCGAAGTGTGGGGAAAGGCAAGTGTCGATTTTGAAACAGGGGAGCATGACGCGGTCAGGGACTTCTGGTCATGGGATGAGTGTGAAGAGATGGAGTTTACAGGGCTGAAGGACAAAAGCGGCAAAGATGCTTATATAGGCGATATTGTCAAATTGAGCGAAGATATACATGTTGATGATGATAGGATTTATCAAGTAACCCAAAGGGATACTTTAGGATTCGTCTTACTTCAGGATAATCATGAGTATGATAGCGTAAATTTAGAGATTATCCCATTTGAAATCATCGGCAACGCCTACGAGCATCCTGAGCTAGCAAAGGAACAAGATGATAGTAAAGTTTAGGGCGTGGTATAAGCCGGAACTAAAGATGTATGCAGTAGGAGGATTGCATTTTGACACCGAGGGCGATTTATACGGGGTTACTTTGCAGCCATTTCCTGATCAGGAGCCATATACGACTCAGGATGCTCTTTTGCGTGACATTGAACTCATGCAGTTCACCGGGCGCAAGGCAGACAAGGCAGGCAAAGAGATCTACGAGGGGGATATTGTTAAGGTCAGGGGGATTGATAGACGTTTTCGCGTGACATGGGGAAAATTTACAGATACCTGGGATTTCCTTAGAGGCGAGACATGGATGCTCGCTCATGAAACACTTTACATGAACAAGGAAAAGTGTGAAGTTATTGGCAATATCTATGCCAATCCTGAGCTACTCAAGGAGCAAGCCAGCAGTGCCACAGCCACCACGAGCAAGACCGTTGCGCAAATTAAGCAAGACCTGCTCGTATGGGCTGGATTGCACCGGGGCAATGCCATCAAAGAGGAGGCTATGCCCCGCTTTCACGAGATCATTGATATGATTGAGAGTGTCGAAGAGGATATAGAAAACTCGAATGCTTCAGTACGTCAGGCATGGCAAAAGCTTGACCTGCTCATGAACGACATCAAAGAGCTATGCCAGGAGGAGCTAGCAAAGGAGCATCATGATTAAACCAGCATTACCACGACCACCACTCAGTCATCAGCACGACTACAACATCACTGCCTCAGATCTCGTCATTGTGCGATGGTGCACGACGTGTGGAGAGACTGACAAGATTGAGCGATATGTAGTGAGTGAGCCGTTTCAATCGCACTGGCATAGGATCAAGGAGCAAGACGAGCTACTATGACTGACATGAAGAAGCTGATGAGTGGGGATCATTATATAGATGCAAAGACTGCACAATCCATGGGGCTTGAGAAGCTTGCGGAAGCGGCGCTAGTGCCATCGGTTGATCTTGACCCCATCTTTGATATTTCTGCACTTACCAATCTTCGACGCGTTAGGACCGATCCAGGCCATGTATGCGTAGCTTATGTTTGCGACCAGGGCATATTGCTTCGTGAGCGGCACGGCAAGCTGCAGTATCTATTGACGTGGGGCGCTGTACGGGATATGATGCCTACAGAAGAATAACGAGAAATAATAGAGCCACAGCCCTTGAGGCACAGGCCATACCTGAAGATTGGTGTGGCCTTTTATGTTGCCTGCAACGACCAACAGAATAGCGCAAATCAAATCGTACTTCCTTGAAGACGATGCTATTTCTTTAAATGGCAGAAAGTATCCCGCTACATCTGTTGACCGCCTCGTCCAATCCGCACAAGCCCAACTTTCCGACCCGGAAGCACTACCACTTACCTGCTATCTCTCACATGATCATGCATACACGGATGAGACGCGGGGCCTGGTTGGCAAAATTGTAGGTGTGGGCAAAGAGGGCACAAAAGCCTTTGCGTTGATCGACATTCCAAACACCACGGCGGGCCGTGATGTGACGACGCTTATTCGTGGTGGCTATATCCGCTCGCAAAGTCTACGAGCCAGCAACGCGGAAATGTATCTGGACAAGAATAGTCCTGTGCCCATGGTTGGCGGCGCAAATCTTCGGCTTGAAGGCATCGATTTCACGACATCTCCCGGCCTGCCTCAAGTTGCACGCATCGCTGATATCACTGAATCCCACGTGCCTCAATCGATCAATGAGGTATTTCATGCCAAAAACATTGAGCTTATAGAGGAGAGTACAGCCTCTCCAAAGGAGCAATCTATGACGCCTGAAGAGAAAGCTGCTCTTCTGGAGGAGCTGAAAGCGGCACTTGTGCCACAGCAGGCAACGCCAAATGTGGAGGAGGCGGCGCGTATCCTTGCGGCATCTGGTTACACCGTTCAGCCTCCCAAGACACCGGATCAACTCTTGCAAGAGAAGTTTGATGCCATGCAAGTCACTATCGACCAGAGACTTACCCAGATACAAGAGGCGCTTGCCCCAAAGAAGCCCCAACGCCGGAGCCTTGTCGAAGGCTCGAACGCCGGAGAGCAGCAGCCAAAGAAGCCCTATTACCGGAAAGGCGATTACCTCAAAGAGCAATTGCAAGATCCGAAAGTGCTGCTTGACCTAATGGATCGCTCAAAGTCGCTACCCGAAGGCATGGACCCGGAGCGATTGCTCAGGGAGTTGGAAGTGTCATTTATGGGCATTATGGACAATCAGGCCACATTTGATGGCGGTGTATTGTAATAGGAGGATTCTATGCCAGCTAGCCTAGCAGAGATCAGGGAGGCGTTTAGCCTGACATCATCCGGTGGTGCGATCAACCTTGTCCCCAAGGCGATTGACAGAGTGCTAAATGAGCTTCAGAAAAAGTGGGGACCGATGCACCGGGCCGTGCCGCGCAAGACGTGGGAGACGGATATCTTCTACTTCAACAAAAGAACGGCTATCCCTAAAGCACAACACACGACAGAAGCGCCGCCAACCTCCGGGACCGGTTCGGTCGCCGCGTCAAACTCCACCTACACACAGGGACAATTCCCGATAAAGCACACTCAGTCTCAGGGCGACCTCGCCAAATTCACGGTCAAGGTAGCTTCGACTAATGGCAGTCTTTTTGATCTTGAATTGGGGGCACACGCTAAATCAATGGAGTGGTTGGAGGAGACTACTCATGTCTTCGGGTCGGCGCAGGCAACACTGAACACGCACAGGCGACAGTGGGACGGCATTGATCTGATGGTAGCAAACGCCAACAAGGTTGATGCATCTACTCAACTGGTTGCGTTGACAATGCTGGATAATGCGATTGATGCGGTACGAGGGGCTTATGCTGGTGAGTTGGGGATGGACTACTTCTGGATGATGAGTCCAAAAATGCAAAGCTATGTTAACGGGCTACACGTTCAGTTCGTAAATTACCAGATGCCAATGAAGCGTATGTTTACACGCGATGACTACGGCGATCCAATGGCATCTGTTGCAGATAATGCGATTGACGCGGGCGTTGAGGTCGCCACTTATCGAGGTATTCCGATTGTTATTAGCTCCTTCATGTCCAGCCAGGGCACCATGGGCACGGTCTCAACAACCGGCAATACTGGCTCTGGGTCAAGCCTGCTTGCCGCCAACACGTACTACTACCGCATGGAAGGAGTCACAAGATACGGCCTCACTGCTGCAAGTGCAGAGGCTTCACAGGCCCCAAGTGCCGACGGTAAGAATGTTTGTTGACTTGGACGACACCTGCTCCTACCGATGTCAACGGAAACGTCATTGACATCATTGGCTATCGTGTCTTCCGCTCAACTACGAGTGGAGCAGAGAGCCTCTATGCCGTTGTTGCAGCCTACGACCTCTCTGATGCAGCAGTGACCAGCTTCACTGATACCGGATTGATCCAGGACCCCGCTGTGACCAACACACTGTATTGGTCTACTGTTGCCAGCTCTAGCAGTAATGCAGTCTCTGATGGTTATACCTTCCCAAGAGTTCAGACCGGAACACAAGTCACTGAGGACATTTTCCTCATCCCGCGCGACCCTGACATCTTGCTCTGTCCAGAGGTGAATCCGATTCAGACTGAAATTTTAGCCAACGTCAACGTACGCACGCGTCAATTTGGCATGACCTCGGACAAAACATTGGCACTACGAGCACCGGCCTATATTGCCAAAATCAGCAGAGTGAGGTGCGTGTGATGGGGAAATATCAGACCAGGCCGGTAGTGGTTGAGGCTGTACAGTTTACCTCTCCACAAGATGCTTCTGCATTGGGCATAAAGAAATGGCATGAAAATCAACCACATCCAATAAATGGATCTTTCGGGCGTCTTGGCACAGCAGAGATCTGGATAGGTGATTGGGTTGTAACGAGAAAAGACAGGGGAGTGCTCGTTTACCGGCCAGGTGAGTTTGAAGCTCTCTATGAGGAGGTGCCTGCATGATCCTCTTCTACCACGACACAAAAGACGATGGCATGGTTGCCATGTCTGAGGAGCTTATTGCAGGACAGCGTACTCCTGAGAGGCGCTATGTCCATAAAAGCCACTTCTTAGAGGTCAATCCGCCTGCCAATGCCGTCGAGCATGACACAGAGCAATTGCAATTGCTTGGCTACCGTCTTGCCACGCCACGCGAACAGCAGGAATTTGCAAGGCAGCAACGAAAAGCCGGAGCATTGGAGGAATAAGCGATGCCAGAAGCACAGCCACTTGACCACAATTATAGGCCAATCCCGATACCATATGATGGGCGTAAGGCAACATATGTCTATGCCATCTCGGCA